ACATTCAGAACGCATACACCACTGCTCCTACCCTGTTCGGTTATCCGATTGAGTGGGTTCAGAATATGCCAAAGGCACCAGCTGCAACAATCCCGGTTGCTATCCTTGGTGACCTTACTAAGGGTGTAGCATTCGGTGACCGCCGTTCGATGACAGTTGAGGTTTCCGATCAGGTGAAGTTTGTCGAAGACGCTCTTACCTACAAGGCTACAGAGCGGTTCGCTTTCAACGCTCACGATGTTGGAAACGTCAACGCTTCCGCTGCATCTAAGGTGCCTGGTTCGCTTATCGTCCTCGCAACCACAACCGCTTCCTAAGCGGCTCGGTTCTACTCAAGCCCTCGGCAGACGTGCCGGGGGCTTTCTTTATATGTGGGATAGTGGAGCATGATGACACGAGCCGAAGCGATAGCGCAGGTATCACTTTTTGTGGATGCCCAAAGTTATCCGCAGATGTCCACCACCGACATAGGGAGCATCCTTGATTCCTTCTCACGGTTCACCACTTGGGCTGTTAGCACGGCTTACTCTGTTGGTGATCGTGTAGTGCCTACAACGCCCAATGGGCGGGTCTACGAGTGTCGGGTTGCTGGTACATCAGGCACGACACAACCCGATTATCCGGTCTACCCTGCGTATCAGTTTCATGGTTTCAGTATTGAGGATGGCGCATCTAATCCACGGTTGACATGGGTAGACATGGGGCCTGCTAACATCGAGCGCTACGATGTCAGGACTGCCACCCGACAAGGTTGGCTTATCAAAGCCTCTAGATGTGCTTCAGACATCGATGCCAAAGAAGGCACCTCCGATGTGAAGCTCTCACAACTCAAAGCGCACTGCCTTTCGATGGCTGAACGATATCGTCCCCTGGTGTTCGCATGAGTCCGATTCTACGCGCAACCCTGCAAGCAGGCATGGTACGCAACCTCTGCCAAGACCGGGTAGAGATTCACCGCTTCACGCTTACCGAAGATGGGCGTGGCGGGGCTACTGAGACATGGCGCAAGGTAGCAGAGTACAACGCCAGGCTAACCAACCAGAGCGACACAGAATCTATCGTAGGCGGTGGCATAGCATCATCTGCTCAGTGGACTTTGATTGTTGCTGTAGGGGCTGACGTAATGCCGCAAGACAGGGTTTACCGGGTAGGCGATGACTCCCGTTATTACGATGTGGTCGGGACTGACTTTGGGCAGACAGAATTATTGGTACAGCATGTAGGGCTGGTGGAGCGGACATCATGACGGCTGAAATGTGGGTTCAGATTGGCATACAAGCCTTCATTACGACGATGTCAATCGGTGCCGCTTGGGTGGCATTGCAGGTCAGGTTGACGCGCTTGGAGACTCAGGTGGCACACATCATCTCGACGCTCGATGGGCAACAGCAAGAAGTGCGCCGCATCGAACAGAGACTCGGTAAACTCGAAAACAAGGTTTCCGCTTTGGAGGCGATCATACAAAGATGAACAGCATCAGGATCAAGAGACTCGTGGTCGTTGTGATCGTGGCTTTCGTAGCTGCCTTTACCAGCGTATTCGGTGATGGTATCAGGACATCCGAAGCACACGACATCGCCGAGCTGGGCGCAGTGCTGGCACTGTACGGGAGCAAGGCGGTAGCGGCGGGTGTCTCTGCTGCGGTGTCTAGTGTGCTGGCGTTCCTCACGATGCCGTTCAAGGGTATTGGCATGAATGCACTGAAGGTGGGCAAATGAACTTCCAGAACTACCGACTAGAGCCTAACCCTAACACACCCGGTGATTGGATTGTTTTTGGTGACATTACCGACGATGCAGGGAATATTATCGCAACGTTTGGTGAAAACGGCACAAGCGTATTTGGTTGGTGGGTTACGCAGGATGCACAGTTTCAGCGAAACTATAGCACTCAGTTTTCGGTAATTATGGCGCAAGAAATCGTGGCAGGGACGGCTGAATAATGGCTAATTATTACGTTAGAAACGATGGTAATAACAGTAACACTGGAACTGGCCCAGCAACAAATCAGGCGTGGCAAACCATTGCATATGCGTTTGCAAACATGACACTTACAACTGGTGTAAATACTTTGTACGTTGCTCCTGGTGTATATCGTGAGTCTCCTACGCTTACAGTAACTCCTACTGCTACAAATACTCTGGTTATTACTGGAGACCCTACTGCTTCTCAGTTTACTGGAATCACCGCTAATCAGGTTAGAGTAACAGGTGCATCACTTGATACAACAACAATGTCAGCTGGTACAAGATTCAATCTTGGTAGTAAATCATATGTCACTATACAAAATTTTTATATAGAACAAAACGCAGGTGCTGCATCAAGCGGAGCAATAATATCGGCAGGTGATTTTCTCTCTATAAGAAACAATGTTATTTTTTCTTATTATTTAGGCGGCACCACTGGATCGGCTATACAGGTTACACCTCCGGCTGCAACTGGTAACAACATAGTAATTGAAAATAACATTTTAGTCGGAACCGCATACGGGATTTATGTTTCCTTGCAATCAAGTTCATCAGGAGTATCTGGTGTAGTAATCAGGAATTGTAGAATCTCAACAGGATATTCTGGTAATGGCTACGGAATAGTTTTAGGTGTTGTTTCTGGCGCGAATATGGCATCAGTGACTATAAGTAATTGCACCATAAGTCAATCAGCAGCAGCATCAATATACATTGATAGAGGAAATACTACAGATAATCACATAGTTCAAAACTGCATTATCAGTTTGTCTTCAATAGGAATCCAATCTGGAACGAGTAATCAAGTTACGCAACGAAATAACATTTTGTTGTGTCAAACAAATCTTTCAAATGTCGCAACCGATGCAACTACAATTACATCGGACTTCCTTGGCATTGATTATGGTCAAGCATTACTTCAAGGATTCGGTAATCTTGCACCATTCGGCACATCGCTAAACTCAAGGAACACTGCATTCGGAACAGCCACATCCGCTCCTACGACCGATATGCTAGGCATAGCGTGGACTGGTGCTACTCCCGATGTTGGAACAACAACCTATAGGAGCCTACAAAATATAGGTTTCTATCTCCCTACCGAGCGTAACGCCAGCACCATCACCATCGCTCCCGGTAGCACATCACAAAGCATCGAACTCTATCTCGGTGCTACAGGTCTTACAGCCTCCACAAGCGGTCTCACAGCCCGCTACAATCGCACAAGGACTGCATCTGTAAGCATCCCTCTAGTAGCCCGTACAATCGCACAGGCGTGGACAGCTGGTGGATTTGCCGAGGTTGACGCAACCAATATGCCGGGAGTCTACAGACTTGACCTACCTGATGATGCATTGGCTGTTGGTGCTGACGATGTCACTGTAGTAGTCAGAGGTGCAAGCGGTACTAACGGTGCGGTCATGACGGTCAAACTGTCCTCTGGTGGCTTGACGGCAGCGCAGACGGCATCAGCTGTTCTTGATGCTGTTGGCTCCTCTTATGTCACCGCTGGTTCGATTGGATACGCTATCCAGAACAGCAATGTGGCAAGCATCAGCGGTAGCACCAGTGCTGCGGATGAGCTTGAAGGTGCTTTGCTTCACAATGGTACAGACTACATCAGCGCCGAGCTTGTTACGCCGGTTACATCAGCCGCTCTTGTTCGTATGGGGCCGTTTGAAGTGCGGGCTGATGGCCTTGGGGCATCGGATCCGCTTGACGTTCAGAAGGGCGCACAGCATGGAATCGATATCCAGTGTGTAGACAACAACGGCGCAGGGATTGACATCACCTCTGCAACGGTTACGGCTAAGGTCTACAACTCAGGTGCTACGCTGGTAGACACGTACGCCTGTACGGCAACCTATGCAGCTGATGGCAGGGCAACGTTTACAATCGATACGACCGTGACCAACACGCCAGGGACGTACACGGCTACGATCACACGAACCACCGGGGCAAGTGATACGCAGGTCTTCGGCCCACTCCGCATCTATGTGAGGGACATCTGATGGCTATAATCTTTGATTTAACTGAAGACCCTCAGCAGGTCGTGCAAGTCTCCGCATGGGTCGGAGACTGGCACTCCTATGTAGTACGCTTGGTGGACGAACTAGGGAGCCCGGTGGACATTACGACCGGTACGCTTGGTGCAACCTTCACCAACATCCAGACCGGGGCATCGTATACGTTCCCGTCTGGTAGCGTGACCTTGACAAAGCAGTACAGCGCACAAGGCATCCTGAGCGTTCTCAACCCGGCGGCTTACGGCACAGCGGCAGACATCCGGCTAACGATATCTTTCACGGTATCAACCACGGTGCGGCGCTTGGGCCCTCTAGAGATTGAGGTACTAGCACCATGAGTGTAACCGTATCCCTGAAGACAACCGGTATAGACCAGTACAAGCGCAACCTGACAAAGATAA